TCCCGTCTTTCTCTACACGCCTCTAAGGTAGGCGCACAACAAGCAAAGAGTTCACCACTTTCAGTACGGTAATCGTACTGGTACATTCTCACTCTCTTTCTGCCTAACTTCGTTGTGTAGGTAGTGTAATTCTCTTTACCGGGTTGGCATACGCTGCAACCTCTTTCGTCGTTAATTGAGTTCATAATCATTTATCAATACTTACTTAGTAATTTGTAAAACATTCGCCTTTTCTCTATGTATTTAAGACCGTTTCGTCTAAGACCTCGCTTTGATTTTGATACAGTCATTTGGCAACCTGCAACGCCAACGTAGATGCAATTTAAATGATGCCTTTTAGCTTGTTTGAAAGCCCACCAAATCGCTTCACGGCAATATCTATAGCTATCATTTTGAACACCCTCGTATCCTCTACTCAAAATGAAGTGGCCTATTTCATTTGCTTCTTCTTCTGAATAGCATATTGTGAAGATATTATTCATCCTTTCTTTGCTTTACTTGTTCAACCAAAAACTTTTTAAAATCATTCTTGTACTGGCTGTGAATGATTTTATACTGATGGGATAGGTTAGGCAATTGTTTATAACCTTTGCTATACAAGAATTTGGCTACTAATTCAATCTTTTCACGGTTACTGAAACCTCTGTCCTTACATATGTTAGTTATACAGACATTCGCCTTGTTGGTAGGCTTCTTTTCAACTGGTGGCATGTATTCATGTCTGCCATAAGCAAGCGTTCTTGGATAGCCAACCGCTTCACCTATATATTCCCCTGTAATAAAATCAAATTCACCGTTAATTAAACTATCTGCTATTTCACCCATAATAATCTATATTTAATGTTTCACATTCAATCTTTCTTCACTTGTATAAGCCACTACAAGCCCTGTTTCATCATGCTGTATGGTGATGTACTTTTCACCCCTCTCTATAGTAGAGAAGTCATAAGGGGTTACCATCTTACCTAACACTTTGCCCAGTTGCTTCATCAGTGGGGCTTCAGGGCTGATAACTAAAACTAAATCTGCTTTCATAATCAATTTCTAATTTCTATTTGAACATTATATCCAAAGCGTGCAGCATATCTACACAGTCTATTGATAATAAGTAACAAGCATTCTGTTTTAGATGATTCAAAATTAACTTGTACCATTTCGTCACCATTTACATAAAAAGCCATTGTTTTCATAATCGTGTATATTGTGGTAGCCCGAAGGCTACCGGATTAGGACTTAAAATAATCAAAATATATATTCACCTGTTTGTTTGTCATAGACACCTATTAAACCGTCTTTATACTTTTTACGGTAATTTTCATAATGTCTTGTTATGATTTTAAGAGAATTAGAATCTTTCACAAATACACCGTTAAGCTCTAAATAATACCGTTTCATATTCTTCTATATTGCGCAGGGCTTTCGCCCTGCCGATTTATGTTAATGCGTTTTATCCTCATGTAATAACTCGCAGTAAACTGGTGTTGTGGCATCTGTGTGCTTATTGGCTATAAGAACCTCATTACTATCCCAGTTAATATATACCTGTGTAGCAAATGCACCGAAAAACTGAATTTCTTTCGTGCCAAACAATACCACCGCGTCATCATTTACATTTGCAAGTGCTGCAATTAATTCTTTCTTGGTCATATTCTTTTTTGTTGCGCAGGGCTTTCGCCCTGCTGGTTATTATGCTATCTTTAGCTCTTTAAGTCTCATATCTACCAATGATTTCAGCTTGCGAGTATCAAATAGTGGACTTCTATACCCATCTTTGATAAGCTGTATCATTTCTTTATAACCAACCTTACATACAACCTCTGTCTTCATGCTGTTATCATAAATAGCAGAATTGCAAGCGGTTATTGTGAATGCCATTGTTTTGTAACCTTTATCCTTCTTCATGATAGATGCAAACAAATACATATATACAGCATTTTTCATGCTATTCAAGGCATCTTCTTGACTGGCATTTACTTTCTACCACCTAAAAAGTCACCACATTCAATTTCTTGACCTTTTTTGATAATAGACAATGTACTGATGTACATTTTAATATCTGTTACTTTCATATCTTCTATGTTTTAATTGTTAGTAATATTGGTTTCTTTTATATAGCTAAGATACTGATTATTAGTGATGTGTGCAAATATAATCATCTGATTAACAGCAAGTTAAACTTGATTTAACTTAAAGTTGGATATTGACATGTTCATTTCAGTCGCGCTTTGTATGAATACCGTCCAATGATATGTGCAATGCTTTTTCATATATCGACTTATCACAATTAGAAAATAATCGTTAACTTTGTTCATACTTTTAAAATTATAGGTGCATGAAAAAAATTGTGACTTTATTTGCAACCGTGCTTCTGTTATACGGTTGTGGAAGTGTTCCTTTGACAGGCAGGAAACAGATGCTGCTTGTATCCGACTCCGAAGTGCTTTCATCAAGTCTGACCCAGTATTCGGAATATATCAAGTCGGCACCGATATCAAGTAACGCGACAAAGAAAGCGATGGTGACACGTGTCGGAAAGAAAATAGCCGCTGCCACGGAACAATACTTGGAAAATAATGGAATGTCCGGTGAGGTGAGGAACTTCTCATGGGAATTCAATCTGGTTAAGGATAATCAGGTGAACGCTTTCTGTATGCCGGGAGGCAAAATCGTTGTGTATGAGGGACTGATGAATCTGGTTTCCTCTGATGACGAACTGGCTGTAGTTATCGGACATGAAGTGGCGCACGCTGTGGCCAAGCATAGCAATGAGCGTATGAGTCAGCAGCTGGTTGCACAATACGGAGCGAAAATTTTGGGGGAGGCTCTCAGTGGAAAATCCGCCGCCATACAGAAAGCCGGGAATATAGTCTATGGTCTTGGGGCACAATACGGTGTGATGCTTCCATTCTCACGCAAACATGAAACCGAGGCTGACTATATGGGGCTTATTCTTATGACGATGGCTGGTTATAATCCGAATGTGGCCGTCACATTCTGGCAGAAGATGTCGGCGGGCGGATCGGGTTCAGTGCCAGAGATCATGAGTACGCATCCGAGTGACGCAACACGTATTAGTGACATAAGGAAACATTTGCCGGAGATGAAGAAATATAAGTAAACTTTAGAAAGTTACTGTAAAGTATTTGAAAAAACTTTAGAGAATGGTACAAAAAGGCGTGAAACCAAATGGAATCACGCCTAAATTATAATAAAACTCTTAAAAAGGTGTACATAATTACCAATCCTTAATTCTCTAACATCAATCATAATAACGCTGCAATCTTACGCACCTTATTAATTCTCTCCATAAACCTGTTGTCTTTTTTTGCCATTTGCAAATTATAAGATGTTTGCATTTTGAGCAAAGGTTCCGCATCTAAATCTAACGCGGCTTCTAGGAGCATAGCATATTTTGTATTTAGTGAACGCTTTGCATTCAGAATTTCATTTAATACAGTATAAGACACACCCATCTCTTTAGCAAGTTTCTTTTGAGAAATACCCCTAAATTCAATTTCATCTTTTAATACTTCTCCCGGGTGTGTCGGTTCAAAAGGAATTAAGTTATTAGCTATCATTTTAGGGTCTACGCCATCTATTTTAATCATAACTTTCTATTTATAATGGTTAGACAATTCAATTATATTACAGATGGTAGTCACTACTTCACCTTGCACCTCTGTGGTTGTAAATTCAATACGATATTGATTGTTTACTCTAACAGAGCAAAAGTCCTTTTTGTCCCCTGATAATTTTTCAAAACTCAGCCCATTGTATTTACAAAGTGAAGTTACATCAGGGACACTGATTATTATATCTATACAACGTTTATATCTACGTACGATATCAGGTTGAAAACGATGCTTTTTATCATTCGCCTTTCCAAACTCATACAATTCTTTCAGATACTCTTTATCAAACGTTACTACCATCTCATTTGTTTCTTTAATGCAAAGATAGCATTTTAATTTTATTCATTCGCATTTTTGCGAATAATTTTCTTAAAAAAAAATTAGCGACAACTCCAAAGAATCACCACTAACTATTCTATTTTTCTCATCACAAAATTGTGAACTACCGCTAAAGTAAAGATTTAGGGGGCTCAAATACGATTTTCAATAAGCCAAGAATGCTGGAGCCACGCAAATTTGGCATAAAGTCTGATTGGGAGCTTTCATAGAGCTATATTTCCCATTAAGCGCATTTCTTTTTAAGTATTTCAACACATTCTTTATCCCATCATCGAAACCATGCTTATACCCTTTAGCGTATTCTCCAATGTTATATACCGCCATTGCCAACACAAACAGGATGATACCTACAGGCTTATACCAACCGGGAAGTGATATAGAAAACGGCTTAAATGTAATTGTGAAATCTCCAACCCATAATAGGGCGATAATACATATGATTGTAAATATAATTGTTTTCATAATCAATATCTTTTTCCGTTCAACTTAGGTCTTAGTTCATTGTATCTCATCTTCTGCTCCACATGCCATATAAGGTCTATGTTCATATGCTTGGCAAGCCCGAAGATTGATAATAACATATGACCTATCTGACTTTCAAAAGAATAATTATATTCATAAAAATAACGAATTGGCAATGTGGATATGGCGTATATGCTTTCAGTAAATGTTTCACCTACGCAACTTTCGGATGCACCATATATCGCTTCTTCAGGAAAATCATCAATGGATATATTTCTTAATCCAGCCAAATCAAGCAGGCGTATAACCGCATCGCTTAGTTCGTCTGGAAGTGTATCTTTGATATATTTTTCAAAACAATATTTGAAATTGGCATCATCGTGCGGTTCTTCATTCTCATAAGAAGATTTAAAAGATTCCCTGTCGGCACATTTCCCTTTTCGGTCCGCTTCCACAGCTTTCATAAGCCTGGAAATGATAAGGCAAAGGAAGTGTTCGTTACTCAGTTCTTTATCGTGAAAACCATGCTCACAAGCTGTCTTATAAGCACGATTCCGTAGTTCGTTCAAATTAATATTATTCATTTCCTTATTCCTAATTTAATTTCTTCATCCTTGATTATTTTCCCAATCTTGTCGGCTTCCTCATACCGTTCCTCTTTTATCAACAGTCTTTGCAATTCCGAAAGCTGGTTAATGTAAACAATATCGTTACGATCTGACACATGGCGGACATATCTTTCTATATCATCCAGCTTATTCTCCATGCGTATATGCCACTTGCTTACCAAAATTAAAGTAAATGCAAGAGCACAAACATTTAATGAGGCAAGGATGAATTTAAATATTGATTCTGCTATTTCCATAATCATATAAGTTTTAATGCTTCCTGTAATCCTGCTTCAAGTGCTTCCTCGTAGGTATTATAACGGATAATAGGTCTGTCAGACAATCCTATCAAGTCATGTCTCGGAATTGTCAGTATATCATACGTCCAATAGTTTTCATACATATAGGATATTTCGATATGCAGGTTCTTGGTTTCACGTAGCCACTTTTGTGCAACGGATTGAGTAGGATGGGAACATACTTTTATTGGTAACTCGCTATTTGTTCTATTAGTACCATATTGTCTACCATCTTCAATATTCATAGCAATCATACATGGTTCATTAAACCCTTTCTCTTTCAGCAACTTCGCTGTTTCTAATGTTACAAGTTCTTCGGTCATAACTATTTTATTTTAGGTTTTTCATTGTATTCTTTGGCGTTTTTAGCTTTTTCACACGCTTGTCTTTTCATAGCTGTAGGACAATCACAATTCCCACATCTACCATTATACCAACAACAATATTCACACTGGTGCATCGTTCATTTCTGTTCCATTTTGAATTATTCATCTTGAAAATCGTCAATCTCAAACTCCCAATCCATTGCATCCTCTTGTCGGATATTATCTAATAACCATTCATTTGCATTTTCAAGCTCATCATCCCATTCAGGTACATCCCCACCTTCATCATAAGCTTTAGCTAATTCATCATAAACTTTGTCAGGGACTTCAACATCACTAAGTCCAACTCTATAAGTTACCTTGATTGTTAAATCTTTAATCTTCTTCATTTCTTTCTCGTTATTAATTAAACTCTTTGATTAATTTCCATTTCTTACTGAAGTATTGTATCTTCCAATTTGGATGACAATTCAGCTTTTCCCCTTTATTATCACCCTCCAAGAAATATATATCAAGATTAGCACTACTGTTATGACCAACTATTATCCCCTTATCACCACGTATTTTAACATTCATCCCTACATAAGCAAAAGGGATATTTCTGTACTTAGCATTATCCTTAAACGCCTGTGTCGTTTTTGGGCTATCAACACGGCACAAGATAGATAAATAGCAATCATCTGCACAACCATCCAACATACGTATATAGGCTTGCTTTGCTTGTCCAGCAGATGCCGCATAAGTTCTCCACCAATGTTTACCATCAAGAGAGCATTTATAGTATCTTGGAATTACTTTCTTATTCATTTCTTTCTGCGTTATTAGTTAATTGGCAGTTTCATAAAGCACATCCATATTGTCTTACTCTGTCTTCCGGTAGTATGTCCGAAAAGAGGTTTGAACGGGATAACAGACAAAACTTCCGCAGCTTTTATCTCACTCTCATTCCATTTGAATACAAGAGTGCCGTAAGGCTTCAAGACGCGCATACACTCAGTAAATCCATCGTGTATTAGTGACTGCCAGTTTTTCGGCAATCTCCCGTATTTCTTAGCCATCCATGACGTTTCGCCAAGCGTTTTTAGATGAGGTGGGTCAAATACTACCATGTGAAAAGAATTATCATCAAATGGCAAGTTGGTAAAATCAGCTATTATATCAGGTTTTACTTCTATAGTTCTGATTTTATCTCTGTCCTTGGCAGTTACTATTTCCGATCTCTTATCAACGAATAAGGCAAGAGGATTATGTTTGTCAAACCAAAACATCCTACTGCCGCAACAGGCATCTAATATAAGTTTTCCATTTTCCATTAAGCTATTTCTTTTGATTTCTTC